AAAACAACATAATTTTATGGAAGCTATTGCGCATTCTCCAAAGTTTGCTAAAAAGGTTGGCGTTCCTCAGTCAGTAGGAAAAGACTTTGCAGCAGCAGACAAAGGTCGTAAATTTAAAGAAGGCGGCTTGAAAGAAACCGACGCTGAGAGCAATCCAGGCTTAGCTAAATTACCAACCGAAGTGAGGAATAAAATGGGCTATATGAAAAAAGGCGGCATGGCTAGTGACGCTAAAGAAGATATGAAGATGGACAAAAAGCAAGACAAAGCTATGATTAAGAAAGCTGTTGGTATGCACGACAAACAACAACACGCTGGTAAAAAAACAAATCTATCTACCCTCAAAAAAGGTGGTATGGCTTGTGCACCTAAGAAAATGGCTCGTGGCGGCGGTATTGAAGTCAAAGGTAAGACTAAGGGCAAAATGATTAAGATGAAAAATGGCGGAGCTTGCTAATATGAAAAAGAAGATGCGTAAATTTGCAGAAGGCGGTTTTAGCTCTGCTCAAGAAGAATGGTTAGGCGGCGCTGACCGTACCGACCCATATATTTTAGCTCGTATGCGCTCTGCAGTTCCCGATGAAGCAAAACCTACTTCTCGTGATTTTGATGCAATTGATTCGGACATGGTTGCTCCATCAAGAAACTTAGAGCCAAACAAGCCGGTTACAAAGACTGTTACAAAAACTTCGGTAACTGCAACCCCTAAGGCTGCACCTAATGTTACTCCAAAACCAGTAGCAGAAACTCCGGAAGAGTACAAAGCTCGAATGGAAGATTTATCAAAAAAACAAGCATTAGAAAATGTTTCTCCAGAAGATTACTTCCCTAACCCAGTCGGCTTAGTAAAAAATTTAGTTAAACGTGGGTTAAAGACATACACCCCAGATGCTATGAAATTGCTAACAAGAGAGCCATTAAAGCTCGGTAGAGAAATGCCAAAGCTAACCATGAAAAAAGGTGGCTCAGTTAAAAAGATGTCTAGTGGCGGTAAAGTTAAATCAGCATCATCTCGTGCGGATGGCTGCGCTATTCGTGGAAAAACAAGGGCTTAATCATGGCATTTACTGAAACCCCCAAAGAAAAAGAAAAGCGTTTGGCTTATTACGCAAAAAATAAATCTGTCGCCGATGACAAAGAAGCAAAGGCAGCCGCAGAAGATTTGCGCAAGTTCAACGAAACTACAAAGGTTGATACAAGCGAAAATACTAATGCCATGGGTGATACCTATAAAAAAGGTGGAAAAGTAAAAAAATACGAAGGTGGAGGCGGAGTTCAATCTTATAATTCTGCTAAAAAAGAAGTTACTCCAGAAGGTAAACGTGAGCAAACTAAGAAGATGCGCCCACCAACCGCCGATGAATCTTCTGCTTTAGAGTTAAACCGCAGGCAGTATAAATTAGGTAAAGAATGGGCAGAAACAGACCCAAAAAATGATAAAACAGTTGTTGATTATGTTCGGAGAGAAAGCGGGGCTCCTAAATTACAAAGTTTAAACACATATAAACAGATTCCAGAAGAAGTTAGGGATTACGAAGCGTACAAAGATGCTGGATATAAAAAAGGCGGAAAAGTATCTTCCGCTTCCAGACGTGCTGATGGTTGTGCAATTAGAGGAAAGACAAGACTATGAGAGCTTCTCGTGGAATGGGCGATATATCCCCATCTAAAATGCCTAATGGAAAAAAGAAAGCTCGTAAAGATAATACAGACTTTACAGAGTATGCTGAAGGCGGGAAGGTTGGACTTTATGCCAATATCGCTGCCAAGAAAAAACGTATTAAGGCTGGTTCTGGTGAGAGAATGCGTAAAGTTGGTGCTAAGGGTGCGCCTACTAAAGAGGACTTTATTCAATCTGCTAAAACAGCGAGGAAGTAATTGAAAGACTTTATTAATCGTCAGTTGGAAATATCAGACAAGCTATTTAAAGTAATGTTTGACGACCATAAAGAACGCATTAGAGATATGGCTATGTGGGCAGAGCTAGACGCAAGTTTAATGCGTAAGCTCAATGAAAGAGATGCCGAGATTACCCGTTTACAAGAAGAAATTGCCAAATTAAAGGCTAATAAATGAGCACGTCCGGAACCTCTACGTTTAACCTAGACCTCAATAACCTTATAGAAGAGGCTTTTGAGCGTTGTGGTCAAGAATTACGCAGTGGTTACGATATGCGTACTGCACGCCGCTCCCTTAATCTATTAACTGTAGAGTGGGCTAACCGTGGCATAAATCTTTGGACTATTGAGCAGGGTCAAATTAGCCTAGTAACTGGACAAGCAATTTATGCCATTCCAACAAATACAATTGACCTGCTAGACCATGTAGTGCGTCAAAACAACGGTATTCAAAGTACTCAAGTAGACTTAAACATTACCCGTATTTCTGAGTCCACCTACTCTACAATCCCAAATAAGCTCACACAAGGGCGTCCGATACAGGTGTGGCTAAATAGACAGACAGGTCAAAATAACTCCGTGGCAACCGTTTTAAACGGCTCTATATCAGCTACAGACACAAGTATTACTGTGACTGACGCATCTCAGCTTTCAAGCGCTGGATTTATTAAGATTGACTCTGAAGTTATTAGCTATCCAAACGTGGTTGGCAACGTATTGACCAATTGTGCTCGTGGTCAAAACGGCACTACAGCCACTAGCCATACAACTGCAGCTGCAATTACAGTACAAAACCTTCCATGCATTAATGTATGGCCTACCCCCGATGCCGGCGGGGGTCCGTATACCTTTGTTTATTGGAGACTTCGCAGAATTCAAGACGCCGGAGCTAATGGCACGGTAGAGCAGGATATTCCATTTCGCTTATTACCATGTTTAGTTGCTGGATTAGCTTTTTACTTATCGCAAAAATTGCCAGATGGATTGGCTAGAATGCAGATGTTAAAATCAGAATACGAAGAGCAATGGCTATTAGCGTCTACTGAAGACCGTGAAAAGGCGGCGTCTCGATTTGTGCCAAGGATGACATTCTATGGCCAGTAAGTTTGCAAGCGGTAAATATGCGATTGCGGAATGCGACATTTGCGGGCAAAGGTACAAGCTCAAAGAGTTGCGTAAACTTACCATTAAGACTAAACAAGTCAGCATTAAGGCTTGTCCAGAATGCTGGAATCCAGACCAACCGCAGTTATCTTTGGGTATGTATCCAATTGATGACCCACAGGCTTTACGTGAACCACGTCCCGATACTAGTTATTTAGCTTCTGGAAACAGCGGTTTACAGGTAATATTGACAAATAGCGATGCTGTAAATGCCGTCGGATTTCCTCAAGGTGGTAGTCGTGTAATCCAATGGGGGTGGAGTCCTGTAGGTGGTGCAAAAAGTTTTGATAGTGTCCTAACGCCAAATTATTTAATTGGAGCAGGACAGCTCGGAACAGTAACTATATCAACAACATAGGAGTATAAAATGTATAAACGTGATGCAGATGGCATAGCCAAAAAAGGCAAAACAGACGGCACAAACTTGGGCAATTCAGGTCCAACCGCAGCTACAATGAAAGGCGCAACCAAAAAAATGGGCGTTAGTTCTATGGCTATGAAAGATATGGGTCGTAACTTAGCTCGTGTAGCAAACCAGAAGAAAGCTGGAAGAGGCAGATAATGGCTAAATTTTCTAAAAAAGTAATGGGTAAAGAAGTCGGTGATGCGACTGTTTATGCCGAACCACATACTATGAACGGGAAAGCTATGAAAGCTACTGAGTCTATTGGGTATAAAACAGACCCTAATTCTATGAGTGCAGTTGAAACAACTCCAGGCGGCATGCCAGCTCGTCGAGTAAGTATGGGCAATCCTGATTCAAAACAGATAAACAAAAACGGTGAAATGAAGCAACGTGGTTCTGGCGCAGCAACAAAAGGCTTTACTTCTCGTGGACCAATGGCTTAAGGGTAAACCCTGATGAACTATACGCAGCTTTTTGCGGCTATTGAAGCCTATTCTGAAAACTACGATTCTGCCGTTGGTGGGTTTGTGGAGAATATTCCTGTTTTTGTTAAACAGGCAGAGCAGCGTATATATAACACCGTTCAATTGCCACCATTACGTAGGAATGTAACTGGCACATTGACGAGTGGTAATAAGTACTTATCTGCTCCAGATGACTATTTAGCCACATACTCCCTAGCAGTTATTAATACTGATGGCAGTTATTCTTATCTTTTAAACAAAGATGTTAACTTTATTAGAGAATCGTATCCAACGCCAACTGATACTGGAGTGCCTTATTATTACGCTCTTTTTGGCCCTCAATATACTGCCGTTAATGAACTTAGCTTTATTATTGGACCAACACCGAATAACAATTATGCGGTAGAACTGCACTATTTCTACTATCCAGAGTCAATCGTAACCGCCGGCACTACTTGGCTTGGAGATAACTTTGATTCAGCGCTTTTATATGGTTCTTTATTAGAGGCAGATTCATATATGAAAGCGGATAATGATGTCATTACATATCATAAAGACCGCTATACAGAAGCATTAGCATTATTGAAGCGCTTGGGAGATGGTTTAGAGCGTGGCGATGCTTACAGAAATGGTCAAACTAAGCTAAATACAAACCTTAAAGGGAATGTTGTTTCATGACAATTTCACAAGGTCAGTGCACAATTTTTAAGCAAAACTGTTTAAGTGGTTTAGAAAACTTTGCCTCTGGCACCCCTTATACCTATAAGATTGCTTTGTATACTGCGCTTGCTGACTTATCCTACACCACGCTAACGTATACAACTCTTAATGAAATTACGGGAACTGGATACACGGCAGGCGGGAAAACTCTAACCATATCTCAAGTGCCAATTTCTAGTGGCGTTACCGCTTACATATCTTTTTCAAATGTAACCTGGAGCCCGGCTTCCTTTACGACCAGAGGGGCTTTAATCTATAATAGCACCACTGGAGCTGCTGTTGCGGTGTTAGATTTTGGGGCAGACAAAACCTGTACTAACACTTTTACCATTACTTTTCCGACAGCGAGTGCGGCAGACGCTATTATTCGCATTTCTAATTAAGGAGTTTTTATGCAAGATAAAGTACAAATGGCGGATGTTTGCGAAGCATCTGTTACCCGTGGTGCAAGCCACAAAGAGGCTACCAGTATTTCTGGTTACTATACCGTAGAGTGTTTTAACAACGGTCAATTGAAGTGGAAAGATGATATCCACAACCTAGTCACGACTGTTGGTAAGAACTTTACAATGGATACTACACTAGGCAATACTGCTGGTGGCGCTGTTGTAATGGGCTTAAAAGGCACAGGAACTGCAGTTGTAGCTGATACTCAAGCTTCCCACGCTAGCTGGTTAGAAGTTGGTTTGGCTAACGCCCCGACTTATACAGGTAATCGTCCTACTCCAACTTTTAGTGCAGCGTCTGCTGGTGCTAAAACTACATCTTCAGCGGTGACTTTTGCTATTACTTCCTCTGGAACTGTAGCGGGCTGCTTCATTAACATCGGTGGTTCAGCGACTAAAGATAACACTACAGGTACTTTGTTCTCTGCTGGTGACTTTACCGCAGGTTCCAAGACAGTTACTTCTGGCGATACACTGAGCGTTACCTATACCGCTACTGCAGCGTAATTAAGGAACTAACATGGCGTTAGTTCTTGCCGATAGAGTCAAAGAGACTACCACTACTACTGGTACGGGTACTGTCACGCTTGCTGGAGCCTC